TAATATTGTGGTTTAGTTTTGCCTCCATAAGTTCTCTTTCTTACTAAGAGAGATCCCTTACCAAAGGCTCCATTTTGTTGTTGGATCCTTAATTCTTCTAATGCTTTTTCAAATTGCCCAGCAAAGAATTGGATCCTTTCATCCTCCATTAAATAAACAGAGGCATGTTTGAGAGCTCCATATAAATAAACATCTGGAGCTGTCCTGGACAAAAAGTTTTCTGATACTGTTGAGCTTAAAGCTGGGATCTCAGCATAATAAGTCATTTGGATTGTATAACTCTGATCTGGAGTAGGACATACCTCAAGGGTATCTCCATCAATCGCAAAATATTTAGGCTGACCTGATGTGTTTTGAATACTGTTTCTATATAGATCTAAACTTTCTAAAGATTTTTGAAACAATGGAACAGGATCTCCTGTTTGCAGATCCACATTTATTGCTCCCAACCAATCTCCAGGCAGTTGTGAATATTGATTATCCAAAACTGCTGTAGATCTTTTGATCATATCTTTGTGTCTTAATTTTCTATTAATTTCAGACTCAGTTTGATCAATAAAACTATCAACCACACTTCCAAGATCTGATCTATTTAGATAGTCAGCTATTCTTGTTTTTAATTCATCATAAGTCATTAAATTTTCCCAGGCCAAGTACGAAATGGTTTATTCTCTGGAGCATTCAACCACTTCTTCCAGGCATCTTTGTCATTTGCCCATCCTTCCAATACTGCTTTTTCATAAATAACCAGGGGAACTTCTGCAACATGCCTTAAATCTTTTCCAGGCGAAAAATTATCTGTATCGCCTAAATGCTTGGCATATTCTAAAGTCTTGGTTACATCTTGAGTTGAGATGGTTTTCCCAGCATTATCTTCACTAACCAAAGAGGTAGTTAAATTATGCTTGTGGGCTATAACAGTTGTTACTTTGCTCATACTTGATCTCAAAATGGGGAGAGGCTAAGCCCCTCCCCTAGATTGATTATGCAGTAGTTAAATCAGCAACTATTCCATGAGCTTGTTCTGAGCTCACTTCTAGTCCATGTTCAGCTACGATCATTTTAGTTTCAGCATCCCCAATAGTTGAAATATCTATTGTTTGGAACTGTCTTAAAAATGCATGTTTCAAGTATTCAGGATCTATTAATAGTAAAGATCTATCTCTTGATCTGTTTGAAGGAACAATTTTTAAAGTTCCAAAATCAGATGCATATAGAGAGATTGAAGCTGATACTGTGTCCTCAGCAACATTCTGTCTAGTGTTAGATCTACCTGTAAATCCAGATATAACTTGTTTGTTGAAAGGGCCAGCAATCGCCATGTTTGGCTCTGCTCCATTAGTGAACATAGATTGTAGAACACCTTTTAACAAAGTTTCAGTTAATGCTCTTCTATTACCTGTAGAGGCATCAGTAGCGGCCGCAGAAGCAGAGCCATTGGCTCCCCCTGTACCTCTTGAAACATTGCTTGAAAGCCATGCCTCGAAAGATCTAGTCGCACGAGCTGTTGTAGCATTACCAGCATTTTTTGCTTGGTTTTGACAAATAGCAGTTTCCATATTTCTTTTTAGAGCTTTGGAAAGTAAAGCCATTTGATGAGCCATTTCAGATCTTTTACCAGCTACATCCATAGAGTTCTGTGAATTAGTAACTGTTACATTTACTGAATTGATTTGACACATATTAGATTGACGAACTACAGGAGTAGCGGCCGCTCTAGAGATCTCAAATCCCTCTAATTCTCCTGTAGCAGATATGCTAGGGAGATTTTCTGTGCTCCAATCGAAAGTTACATTGGACACATTTTTTGTACCTATTGCAGACATAAATGGAGTAGCAGTTGGATCTAAGTTAAAGATAGTATTAGCCAGGGCTTCTCTATTTGTAGTAGCTGAATAAGTGTCATAAGCATTTGTAATTTTAGCCATGATTTTATCCTCTTATAAAAAGTTTAAATTAATTGTTCAAAAACTTTTGAGGCATCAGAAACTTTCCCTGATTGCCTTAGTTTTTGTTGAGCTTTTTTAAGATTAATATTACCTTTAGACTTTGTAGCTGTTCCTGGTTTTGCAACTTTTCTTGATGCTGACTCCTTAGGTTTTTTGGCTACAGCTTTTTTAGTTTTGCTGTGTTGCCAGGCATCCCTTAGTAAAACTACAAGTCTGCCATCATAAACCTGGGAGAGTTCCTCATTTGTAAAGCCAAGAGATCTGGCATACTCAGAGATTTCATTAACCTCTTTTTCTGCTGTTTTATCGTCTTTCCACTCAGGGATCTTATCTGCAATTATTACTTTAGCCTCATTTTTTTGCTGTTCGATTAACTGTTGTTCAGCTTTTATAGCCTCACTCTTGTTTCTTTCAATCTCAGCATCTATGAAGTTTAAAGTAGTTCCTTGCTGTTCCCACTTTTGTTTCTGCCTTAAATACTCTTGAGGATCTTCATCAATAAGTTCTTGCCAATTTGGCTCAGCTTTCATGTTGGTTTTCAACATTAATTGCATTTTTGGTAATAACTCTTTGTATAAAGCTCTTTCCTCAGACATTTCCATTTCTTTCTTAGAAACTTCTTGAGTTTTTAATTCAAGATCTTTTCTTTGATTAGAAACTTCTTGTGTCTTTTTTGTATAATCTTTCTGCCGACTATATCCACTTTTTAATTCATCCAGGCTGACTTCAATTTCTTCCCCATCAACTTTGATGGCTATAAGTTCCTGTTCATCATCAGTTTCAATATCATCTTCTTCTGATTGATCTTCGTCAAATTCTGTTTCTTCTTCGGTTTCCTGGAGATCCTGTTCTGGATCTAGATCCTCAGCTTCAACTTCTTCAACTAGATTTTCTGCTATTTCTTCCTCAGGGGTTTCTACTTGCTCCTTTTCTTCATCAGGAGTTAAAAGATCCTCGAAGGATTGAACTGCATCTTGCATTTCAGTTTGAGATCCAATCGTTTCATTTTCGTTATTGGACATATTCATACCTCAATATGATTGTATTTTAACCTTTCTAACTTTTAATCTAAAGCTATCCAGGTTAAAAAAGTTATATTTTGAAAACACCACTCATTTTTTCAATTTGTTGAGTAGTAATTTTCCCATTGTTGATGATGATCCTGAGGTGTCTTTCAACCTCTGGTAAGATTTGTATTGCCTTATAGATACTCTCTCTGAGAGCTACATCCTCTGGCGAAGTCTGTTCCCATGTTTCTATTAATTCATTTTTATAATTAATAAAAGTTTTTTTAAAAACATCAGAATTTAAGATGTTTTCTGCTTCTATCCCCTCTCTAATTTCTGTATCTTTATCCATTTAATACCTGGTCTAATTTTTCTTCTAATTTATCAAATCTTTTAATTAACATATCCATATCTCTTTCATTGTCTGATTTAGATACATAATTAACTGCAATCTCTTCTCTAGTTCTATTTACTAATATGTTTACTCTTTGGATCTCATTTGCATTAGATCTAATAGCATAAATTAAAGGAGCATAAATTAGACTTAATAAAACATTCCAAATAATAATAGGATTAATATCCATTAATAACTCCATATTGTTGGTCTAGGTTTATCTTCTATGTGCCAATCTAAATGTATAAACCTGGAGTTATTATAACCTTTTTGTGCAACTCCAATTCCTGTAAAGCCATGCTGTAATGCCAGGCTAAGTAATCTGTATGCCTCAGATCTATTTATTAAAATATCTACTGCTTTGCCCTGGCAATGTGCTCCAGGAGTTTTTTTTGATTTTTCGTTTGGATGATCTTCACATCTATAAGCAGAGGTAATGATCATTGGAGCTCCAAAATCAGATCTTAGATCTTGTAATTTTTTTAAAAAACTATAATCCATTTCTTCTTCTCCACAATGAGAACAAGCTAACTCTTCTGAGGAAAAGTTAGGAGCTGGCCATTTATCGTCAGATTGCCAACTCATCATCTACCTCTAATTCAGAAACATATTTACCAACAACTAATAAATCTGAGTTCATTGTTTTAGCTTTTTCTTGAGCTTCTTTTTCAGAATTAGCCTGGATGATTGGGCCAGCATGGATCTCTTGAGATCCATCAGATTTGACAACTTTAATTTCAGTAACAAACATCATGGTTTATAAGCATCTTTAGTATTTTCTTCTCTCATGTTATTCCTGGCAACTCCTTTAGCTTTTTCATAACTTCTCATTGATCCTAGACCTAACAAACTAAGAGTAAGTGTCATTAATCCTTCAGTATTTATTTCTGGAGTTTGTATATCAACTCCAAATACAGCAACTCCCCAATTTAATAATGGAGCCAGGAAAAAACTCCAAAAAAGCCCCAGGGCACATATCCACATAATTGCAGGCCTGGCCCCAGCTACAAAAATAGATCCATGTTTTGCCTGGGCAAGATTTACTTCATTTTGTTGTTTAGATAACTCAAACATTTGTGTTTTGATTGCATGTTCAAGTTCCATTTTTTTTGTTTTATCTGGAATTAATTTATCTATGATGCCTGTTATTGGCTGTAAAAATTTATCAATCATTATCTTTTTCCTCTAAAATATTTCTTAACTTCATTGCTTTTTCGTGAGCTGAGTCCACATGAAGATCTGCATCAACTATCTTTTCTAATTTTAAGCCTTCTATTTTTGTATTGCTAACATATCTCCAGGTATAACCTCTAGGAGAATAAACCCCAAAGGTAGTTACTTGCCAACCAA